TCGGCACATAACCCAACGCGCCATAGTTAATCGGCTCAAATGTTGGGTTAGTGACTAGATTAGTTTTTGTGCTGGTTGTTGCAGCTGGATCAATATCTGTCCAAATAGTTGTTGGATCAACATCCTGCCATCTGATTGGGACGACCGAATATGTGCTGTCTGATGAGGTGATGGTGAGATTGGCTTGATATTGATTAATGACCAAATCCCAACCTTCAACAAATCCTCTGTAATTGATTGGGCTAATCGCATTTGGCAAATCGCTGATTTGAATGGCGGTGCCCATTTCGATATTAATCAATTGATCTAAATCGGCTGCGGTTATATTTGGATTGTCTAAGTTGATATTGAATGAGGAGAAGTTAGTCTCAGGCACTGAGCGAAGCGAGACATAGCGGTCGGCAATATTTTGCGCTTGATCTCCTTGTTCAAGTTCAGTGTCAATGCGGGCTTCAATGAGGCCGTAATTTGTCGCGCTAGCTGTGTCCTCAGCTGTCTTGCTTTGGCCATTCTTGTAAAACAAAATAATCTTATTGACAATATCGCTGATTGATTTGCGGGAATTGATACCGCGCCAATTGATATAACCTTCAGCAATGTCTAAGTATCCGCTAACACTAACATCCACTGTCCTGCGCGATTCATTCGCATAACCAACCGCACCGGCTTTGGTTTCATACATATAGCCGAAACACATTCCAGCGTAATAGGTGGATAGGGTGTAGGCATCCTGCGGATCAGAGGGTCTCTCTTGTAATTCATAAACGCCAGGGGTATCAACCACATCAATTGTCACACCAGCTTCAGTTAATATGCGATTGATGCGGTCATCATCATATTCTTTAGGGTAATTAGTTGTGCCAACTATTGTGCGAGCCATTTGAGCAAATGGACCCACAGCGGTCAGGGTTTGGACTGCGACTGTGGCACCTGATCCAGCAGCGGCTAACTCATTTGATATGTCAGTGACTTTGCCGGTAAATACTGTGACATCTGTACCATCTGAATCTTGAATCTCGACAACTACATCATCATTGATTTCAAATGCGTAATCGGTGTCAGTTGAGTTAAGAATTGAAACAGTTGCGTAGGAGGCGCGGGCTTGGTCCCAAATCGTTGGTCTGCCGTAATGGATAGCTAGGCCGCCAAGTGTTTCGCCGGTGAAATCAACACCGCCAATGCTGACTGTTGCGTTGGGATTCCAAGTCATTAATTAGCCGCCGCGAATCTTGAAACGCCCAGATTTGCGAAAGTACCCGCTGTCGATGCCTCGTTTTTTAAAATTTGTGCAATTTGGCGAGCAGTACTTACTGGATCAACTGCCCCATTGACAGTTATATTAATGACATTTCCACCCAATTTATTATTCGGAATTATTCGACCAGCCGTATTTGGTACAAAAATTTCTGGTCCATTTTCTCCAACCATATATGAAGTATTGTATTGCACCGGTCCGCCAGTCGCCCTGCCACCACCAAATACATTACTTATGATATTGCTGATTCCACTAACTAGGGGATTATTTTTTACCAAATTTATTAATTTGCGAATAGATGAAACAACGCCATCAATAAATCGAACCAATTTTGAAAATCCAGTAATCAAACCGGCCAATAAAGTGCCAACGACTTCTAGAGCTTTACCCAAAACAGTACCAATTGCAGGTCCCAAAGTCTTGGTTATAAATCCTGAAACTGTCTTAAAGAGTTCATATAGCGGATTCAAATTTTCTTCATTTTCTTTTATTGCTTTACCAATTTTATCAAATGCTTTAAACAATCCTTGAATAATTGGTTCAACAGTTTTAACAATTCCAGGTATTATATTTTCAGTTAAAAATTCCCACCAAGTTTCAAAAGCCGGTATTAATGTTTTTGTGAAAAATTCAGATATTCCTTTAAAAGCTGGTTGCAGATTTTTACCTATACTATTTGAAATATCACTAATGGCAGGTACAACTTTTTTAACAAAAAAATCAACCATCGGTGTAACAGCATCTAGAACAAATGATCCAACAGTTTCTTTGCCTTCATCAAAAGCAATTTTTAATCTATCCATTTTGCCGGCGAAAGTTTCAGCCTGAATGGTTCCTTGGCCTTTAAAAGTTTCTGATAATTGAGCGGTAATCTCATCAAATGATTTTGATTTTAATTCTGCCGCAGAAAGTCCAACACCTAATCTAGCTAAGGCCCCAGTATTGCCGTCATAAGCTTTGCCAAGAGCCGCACTTACAGTTTCTAATGATTTTCCACTGCCGGCAGCAATATCGATTGCAAGAGTTTGTAATTCCTGTGCTTTTTTAACATCATTGGTGCTCTTTACTAATCGATCTAAACTGGGTCGCAATTCATCATCAGTAATTCCTTTAGCTAATGAAGTTTTCAAAATATAATTTTCAGTAGCTTTTATTTGTGCGTTTGTTGCACCTGTCACATTCTTTAAAGTTGCAGCTAATCTTTCTTGAGCTTTTTCATCAGCAATAGCTGATTGCACACCATCAACCAATAATTTGCCGGCATAAGCGGCTGCTGCTGCGCCTGCGGCCGCAAAAGCTAATCCTGCTTTTTTGCTAAAATCACCTAATTTTGAACCAAAAGATTGTACTTCGGTACTGCCCTGACCAAGTTTCTTTTTTAAATCCTCGACATCAGCAAGAATTGATAATTTAAGAGTTCTGCTTCCGGCCATTAATCGTACTCCTTAACAATCTTGCTAAATGATTCTTCCCATTCTCTCACTAAATTTGGTTGAATCCTGCGCAAGGCGGGATAAATAAAATATCCTTGTTTTGTTCTTGGCGGAAATTGTTTTTTCCGTAATGAACCAAATTCAAGACCAGGCCACAAAGTTTGAGTTGAGGCTCCTCCACTAAAGCGTTGAAAAGCAAATCCAAATGATAATTCGCCAACTTTTGATGACTTAGATACCCGCACACCTTCGGCAACTCTGCGGGAACCAATACCAGATCTAGATCGAGTGCCGGCCTCTTTAATTATTTCATTAGCTGCAAATTGAGCCAAACGAGAACCAATAACTTTTGCTTGAGTTGCAGCTTCATCATCCATTGCTTTAAAAGCTCTAATAATTGACGAGAGTTCTCTTTTGTCATAGCCAATTACATCTTTAGCCATTTGCTCTCTCTCTCAATATCTCCAAAGCGGTTATTACATCGTCTGCATCCTGCCAAAAATCCATCGGAATCTGAGTGGTTATTGCCAGCTCAAGCAGAATGCGATTTAAACTTCCGATTCTGTGGATTTTGGGTCGATTGCCTCCGTATCCAAATCTGCAACTGTCTCCATCCAAATTTCGAAAGGTTTGACTGGTTTTCCACCAGCTTCTCTTTTCATTGCATTGTAAGCAAGAAACAGAATGTCCCAAACTCCTTGCAATTCAGAAATTGATTTTCCGGTTGCTTTTTCCCATTTGGCATATTCCGGCGGTTGAGCGATATAAATCGCCTCGTCGCCGGAATTATATTTAATTTTTATTTGTGATTTCATTGCTCCCGATCTCCCTCTTAACTAAATGTCTCTGTTGGTGTTCCAACGACTGTCATTGTCCAAGTATCGGTGAGAGCTCCTGGAGCTGCGCCACCTGCGCTTGGGAAAATTGGCAATACATTGAAAGCAAATACTGCGCCGGTTGCGGCAGTAAATGAAACTGCAAGAGTGGTGTTTGGTGCTGTTTCAGCATCATTCCACATTGCTTCAAATAGAGAGCTAGTTGCTCCCCAATCCTGCAATAACTCAATGGTGAATGTCCATTGCTTGTCAGTTGATTTGTATGCGCGACCATCGAGAGTTTGGTAAGTCTCGATAATGGTTTCGCAGGATAGTGTCGCTGATGTCACCTGAGCATCATAAGAAGTTGAATCTAAGGTGAAGGTGACATCGCGGCCAGTGATGATATTTGTTGGCATTTGATCTCCTTATGCGGTTTGCTCGTAGCGGGTGCTCAAGCGTATATCGTTAGTCAAAATCGTTGAGTTGCCAACAGTATTGACAACAGGCGATTCAACCACCGAAATTTCATAGCCAGCTGGGATTGCTGTAACGATTGCTTTTGTAAGCTCCTCAAGATTGCCCAATGAAGCTGGGTTTGAGAAGTAAGCAACTCCCACTGAAATTACATAATTTAATTGACACCGGAATGGAGAACGACTGATTAGGTCGAACTCCATATAGGGTGCCCCAGGTACTACCGCTGCGAAAGGGACAACGGGAGTTTCAGGTACGAAATCATAAACATTTGCGGTGACTGAGCTGATAGCTGATTTGATAGCTGCTCGGGTATCGGCGATTGTATTGGCGGGCATTATTGAGCCATCGCCTCTACATCAAGGTAAGGGCCTAGTAGCCCTGAAACTGAACTAAGTAATCCGCGAGACATTCTGAACGGGGTGACCGAGAAATCAACGCCCTCGATTGCTCCACCACCTGCGGTGCGGTTTTGAAAGATTTGAACGGCGACAGATAACACCGCCGACTCAACGGCTGAATTGCCGACATAAGTTGATGCGCCAGTTAGTGTCGCGCTACCAGCAGGAATGACATTAAACAAAGTTACATCTGAAGCGGTTTGTGCGTATGAAAATTCTAAGTGATTATCGGAGACATCTGTGATGGTCTTTGTGCCATTAAAGGTGGCGGATACGCCAGCGATTACGACAGATTGTCCAACTGAAAATGGGTGTTCTCCCTGAGTAACAATGGTAGCTACATTGTCCGACAATTCGGCTGCTGCGATTGGTGCTTTGTAAGTTACCAGCATTGGCAGGATTACTGCCTCAGTCGCATTAATAATATCGTCCAGGTAAGCATCGTTATATAAGGATGACGAGACACCCAAAATGGTACGCAGCTCTGATGCTGTAACTATTGTGGGCATCTCGTTTCCTTTCTACTTTCGGAGGTGTTAGGCGGCTCGGGAGCGGACCGCCTAACTCTTTAGGCTTGGTTATGCAACCATCCACTTGTAAGCGCCGGCAGCAACCTTTGTTGCTAATGCGCCATAGCCGTAGTAAGCAACTTCGATTTGTCCATTGAGAGCGACATTTGTCTGAAGACGGAAACGGCTTGACTCGTACCAAGTGTAAGCATCTGGGTTGATGATAATGATCGAGTTATCACCAGTTGGTGCTGCGGTTGCGAGGTTACGAGCAACGCGGAGGTTGAGTCCGAGAACATTTCCGCGAACTGCGCCACCTGAAAGGTTTCCACCTTGGTTAGATGGTCCAATGAGGTTCTGATAGATCGGACGACCTGCATCAGCAAGGTTCATAATGTTGCCCCATTGTTCTGGAGAAACAAGGATGTTGGTTGCAGTTCCGAGAGTTCCCTTATAGACGGAAACTGAAGCATCGGATACGAAATCAAGGAATCCAGCTGCATCGAGTGTGCGGTTTCCGCCATCTGTACCGCCAGCAACAAGACCAGCGATTACAGCGACATCAGTTGCCTTTGCGTAAGCGAATTCCATCTGACGGACGAGTTCATCAAAGAACGCAGGTGAAGAACGATCCAAAAGTTCGACGGAAAAGGTTTGTCCTCCAGCGTACTTCTTTACTGTGACGGATAGGAACTCGTTTGTCATTCCAGTCTCATCGATTGCAGCGGCTTCTGCTTCTTCGCCTACTGTTGGAACTGCGGTGAGCTTTGGAATCTCGAATGACATTCCTGCATCTGGTAGAACGCCGCGAGATACTGAATCAACAGCTGGGCGATCTGCATTTGAAAGTGGGTTGATGATTTCTGTCAATTGACGGGTTGGGATGAGACCAGCGTTGTTGCTTGTGGTGTCATCTGCTGCCATAACATACTGACGAGCGACATCATCGCCGAGTTTAGCGCGAACGCTATTCTCGAGATATTTAGCCTTTGTGAACTCAAGGCGAGGAGCGGTGTAAAACGCTGGCTTTGGCGCAGCGGCTTCCACCTTAGCAGCTTCTACCGTTTCTTCGGCAGGAGCTGGAACGGTAGTGTCTGACACTTGTTCTCCTTCGGTTGGTTGGTCTGCTTCAGCGGTTGCTGATTCAGAATCTTCTTTCGGTGCTTCATTTTCTGATGCTGCGACTTCGCTAACGCGAGCAGAATCGATTGCAGGATCAGTAACAAGTGAAACCTCATCGAGTGTGGCTGAGGTAATCTGCATTACGCCTTTGTTGTTGGTCCATTCGTTGATTTGTGCGCCAATGCTAAAGCCATCGCGCAATCCTTCGGTTGCTTCCACCAAAGCATCTTCACCAGCCATTGTGTTGGCAATTTTGAATGTGGCTACGATGCCATCTTTTGTTACTTGATGAGATAGCAATTTGCCAATCGGGCGAGTGCGGTCGTGTTCGAGAAGCAACTTGACTGGCTTCATTTCGATTGAATCGGAAGCAAAGACAGTTGGGCCGACAGAAGTGTTACCCTGCTCATTCCAAGTGACGATAGTTCCACTGATTGTGCGCTTGACTGTATCAGCAGCAGTGACAGTCATTGGCATATTAATTTTCATTAGGGATTAAATCTTCCTCTCTCTGAATCTGCTCGATGCTCATTGCACCAATGCGGTTCAAGATTTCATAGACTTGCGCTCTTTCCAATGCGTTGCCGCGTAAGAAATCGTCAAGATCAAAACGCACCATCACTGGATTTGGAACAAAGTCCGGCAGTGAAAGTCTTTCCTCAATCGCTTTAAGTATTGGGCGAAGTGAGAAATCAACAAGTGAGCGCCGCTCTGAAACCGCGTTGGAGTATGTCATTGATGTCGATTCGGCGCTCAAGAAGTAGGCAGGGATTCCGCAAGCTCTTGCAAGTTCCAGTGCCACATATTGACGGGCTTCCGAAAGTTGTAATGACTTTGGATCGAAACCAAATTGCTCAAGATTGACATCAGCATTGAGAAAAGCCGTTGAACGAGTTTGACGAGCAGTTTTCCAAGCATTGAGCAACGATGAAATACGCTCAGCAGTCAAGTTAGTTCCGCTTGACTTGATCACCATTGATGGTGCTGGTTCTTTGGCGTAATTGACGGCTGCATTTTCCAAATAGACCGCAGCTGCAACAGTCTTACCAGCGCGATGTAAAAATCCTTCATCTGCACCATCAAAACGAATCAATGATCCAACGCCACTTATCGGTACGGCTTGACCATCGACTTTGTAACCAGTGATCTCGGTGTTTCTGAAATCTGTATCGACTGTAACGCGGTCCGGGCTAATACGAGTCCAAGCGCGTACTCGACCGCCATCAGTAGCGGCGTACATATCGAGCACTTGTCCATAACCTGCGCCGTATAACCAAATATCTTCGGCAAGCCAGTTATAGATAACAAAACCCGCAACTCTTGGATCAGGTTGATTGATAACGCGGTGCGGATCTACATATTGTCCGGTGATGCGGTTGAAAGTTGTCAGAGGTAATGATCCGATAGTTCCGCAGATAATGTTGCGAGCGCGAGCAACGGATGGAACGCTCATCGCTAATTGACGAGTTGTATTTGTTGAACCGCCTAAAATGTTATACACCGAATCCGAAATTTGAATCGGAGTCAGTGCCGCTGTCACATCAAGCGGTGTGGAAGGTCGAGCGGTTTCGACCTTTGGAAATAGAAAATCTCTAACGCCCATTAGCGGTCATTATAGGGCATTTATCATCTAAACGGTAATAATGTCAATCTCTGTATCGGGGCGCGTTGCAAAGTGCGTTGCAAGGGCTCCAGCGATAGCTCCACAGATAGTGGCATTGCTGATCTTGCGACCCATCACCCAACCGCCATCACCATAAGGCAATTTGACTGCCGATAAACACTGTGTCGTCAATTCTTGTTGCCCGGAGTGAGCCAATCTCTGACTTGATATTGCGCCAAGGAACTCGTCGCAGGATTGGGCATAATCTTGACCATCAACGGCTTGAGTGGCAATCCCGGCAGGCACTAATCGAGCTGCAACGGCAGATGCGGTGCGAGCTGAATAGGCAACTAATTGGACCGGGTATTTTCTGACCCAATCGGCAATGTCATTGGCTAACGCTTTGTCATCGAGATTGACCGCGTTGCTCCAAGTCTGCAACAACTGAATTTGGAAGCGATCTCCCTCAAGTCGTTGAGCGGCTATTAAAGCTCCAGCCCTTCGATCAGGAGAGAGATCTACTGCCAACCAAGTATCAACCGACGGATCCAGTCGTATCCCATCAACGCGACACTGCTCCCAAAGTGACGCATTGACGACTGGGTTAATGGTATCTACTTGGATACATAAAACCTCTGTACGCACAATATCCTCGGGGTCAGACAAAACCGCCTCGATATTGCGTTGATTGATTGTGTGTCCCAAAGATGGATTGGCTTGTGCAACGCCAAACCAAAATTCTGGACTGTTATCGAATTTAATTGATGGATCAGCAGACCATTCGAACCAACCGATGTCATCTTTAACACCCATTGTTGAAGCAATAGCGCGATCTCGTAATTTATTCAGGATGATGGATGACTTGTCGCCCATATTTGAATAAATCCAAGCCTGTGGATTCGGGCTAGCCATTTGGGTATATCGCAGGGCAGACCAAACTTCTTCCTCCCGATATTCTCTCGCTTCGTCGAGGTGAATTGTTTCAGGTGCAGCAATACCGCGACCTGCCGAATTATTGGCTCGGACTATGTATCGCCTACCTTCAGTAAATTTGAGTTCCTGAAATCCTTTACTTTCCAACTTCTTCACAAATTGCATTTCCAATTCGGGAGTCTGCTCGATAATTTCATTGACCTTGTAAAAGATTTCTGATGAGGTGGTGAGTTTATGAGCTGTATGGACTTGAAGTTTTTGCTTCAATTCATAAATACGCCACAAAATTTGAAGTGCCATAAAGGTACTTTTTCCGTTTTGCCTCGCAACAACAAGCCCAATTATGGGGTGATAGAAGGTCCCATCAGGATTGACCTTGAGGCTGTGATGAGCCAGCCATTGCTGCCAAGGTAATAGCGGATGACCAATTCGGTCGCAAAAATCAATAAATTTATCGCCTAAAGAAGGCAAATCATTGAGTGGAGTGTGAATTCTGGGAGTTGTCACACCTCCTAAAGTCGAATAGTCCCGAAGGCGCACTAACTCGGTCGATTGTTCCAAGTTATCCACAATTAATCCTCATAATGCACAATTTTTCCATTTTCGGGAAAATCGAGAACAAGGGGGGTCGGTGGTGTCCGAGGCTGTGCAAAAAACCTAGCCCCTTTGGAATAATTACACTTTGAGCATAGACATTGCAGGTTCTCAAAGTGGTCGTCTCCACCCATTGATCTTGGCACTATGTGATCGACAGTATCACCATACTGCCCACACTGCTGGCAAGTGTAATCATCTCTACGCAGTATCTTCTCTCGTATCTTGCGCCAGCGAGTGGTGCTTCCATTCTTCTTGAGACTACTCAATGCCAACCCTTGCGCTCGAAGTGATTGAGTGCAGTGCAACTATCCCCATACCTGTGGCGTATGTATTTAATTGAGGCATCTATCTGCTGACGAGGTGTCAAGTCTCTATACCAAGTGGATCGCATTTGTCCCAGCCCATAGTGAGAACCTAATCGCGCCTTTGGATTCCACCGAGACTCATAGTGAATGAGCCAATTAAAACATTGAAACTCTTGCCAAGAGAGAAGGTTGTACGCATACAGCTTTAGATTCATATCTGCTTTTGATGGCTGTTGATTTATTATTGTTAGAACGGCAGCTATTAACGCCGTAGCTATCAAGCGAAGGCAATAGCCGCCCCTAGACACTTCAGCGACGGGCTGCCTTCGGGCCCCGCCTTCGAGGGAGTGTAATGGCCTTGTCAAGTATGTCAGCATAACCGCAGGTCAGAGCCTTTCTACTATTCCAACTCCCATATTTTCTTAAATTCCAACTGACCTGATTGAAACGCGTTTTTCAGCGTTTCTCTCCCATCAGCTGCAAATTTAGTTGTTAGGTAGGGATTGCTTTCACTACCTTCCAACCAATCAACTATCTCACCATTGGAATCAATTACCACATCATCTTGATAATGGAATTTATCCAATATCGCATCAACTGATGATTCTCTGACCGATTCGACTATCTCACTAGGTATATTGGCTTTAACCCATTCGACAAACTTACGATCGGATTTAACCACCCACTTGAATCTTGGCTTTGTTGTTGTCACATAAGCAATCTGCTCACCTTCAAACTCAGCCTTGACTCGATCTGCCCCCACCTTGTCCATCTCGGCTTGCAGAGCTTCTCGCAACCTGTTCTTAGCCTTATATGCCTCATCAGCAATCAAACTGACTGCCGCTAACTCAAGGCTTAATTCTTTGATGCCCATCCTTCTCCCTTAAAGTGCGTTGGTATTGCGCTAAATAGTTTCTTCAATGGACTACCGCAATGGCAAACCATTGTCTGATTAGATGCCTCAATGCTTAGCCATATCTCCCATTGATCGTCACAATATGAGCAATAGAAATCATATGTCGGCATCGATAAACCTCTCCAGTGTTGCATTGCCGTTCCAGTAGCGTTCTTTGATTCGTTCTTGCCCATCGGCTATCTTGCAAATCCGGCATTTGGCTGCCTTCATCTTGTAATTACCGCATTGGTCGCATCGAGTTATTTCATCTTCCCGACTAATCACCCGATCAACTGGATCAAATAAACGCTGCTCGAAACAGTTTTGACACTCCATCAACCACACCCAAGCATCAGGTTCAATCTCTGATTCATACTTGGTGATGTATGTGTGAGCTGTGACCTTCTTGCAAGGCCCACACTTGAATGGATGGACTTCGTTAATCACTTCTGAAACGCCCACTTACCATCTGACCCAATTTTCATCCAACGAGCTTGATGACCGGACTTTGGTCTAGGGCATACCCAACCGCGATATTCCTTACCTTCTTTTGTGCCTTGCTTCAGAATCATTGGACCACAACCTTCAGCGCACAATGGAATCTCATCGATGATTTCAGCACCTAGTTCATTGGCTATTGCGCTGACATCCCAAACGATTGGATCTGGGTGATTGGGTCGTTGCTCTTGGACAAACTCAGCTAGTTCAGGCTTTGTTGTCTGGATTGGCTTTAGTGGAATATTGGCACCTTTTGGTTTTGCGGGATAACCAGCCATCATCAATGCTCGACCGAGTGATCCAGTCTCACAGAGTTCGATGCTGTATTGCTTACTCTTTACCTCACTGGATAATCCAGTAGCAAATGGCTCTGCATCGTTCCAAGTTCTGTAAAGCTCTGTTTTGATAATAAATACATCTGATTGTGGATGTAATGATTCAGCCAAGATGTGTGATTTGTGGCGATAATCTGGGTAATCCTTCTTGAACTTCTCAAATCGATCCCAAACGCCTTCATAGTCCTCAAGCCAGTTGCTCATCGATATACGCTCCCTTTTGATATTTTGTTATTGCATCGGTTAATTGTTCTTTCAGTGAATAAAATGTGCCATCAGGCCAGTTCTGCACCTCATCAGCACAGGGCTGGCAATAAAAACGAGTAATACCTCTGCGCTGTGGAGATTCACTAACGGCTTTCCATACCGCAGGTTGCATCGCTTTATAGTGCCAAGAGCCATCCTTGATCTGCCCCCATCTGCTCTTGCAAATGTCGCACCATTGATTGCTATTCGAGTTTCGTATCAAACTCAATGTCGCTCCAATCATCCGGTGTGGTAAATCGCAATTGAGCCAAGATAGAGGCGTATCCAATGAGATCGAGATACGAATCTTCGCGCTGTGGAGATTCCACAATTCGGCTGAGTTTCGTCGCGAGAAATACAAGCGATATGTCAGATGGGTCTCGCAACTGAACACCGAGTATTCTTGCGAGCTTGTAAATGCGTAAAAGATTGTGTCTCGGATCGCCATAGTCGAGCCCCCGTTCTTGGAGGGTAGAACTAGCGGCTTCAAGCCAATCGGTCGCACTGCGGTCTGAATAGTCATCGAGCCCCATCTTTAGCCAATCTCGTTGATCTTCCGCGTTTATATCCTTCATTGAAGGCTCTGGCTTTTGCTTCATTGGTGTGAGCCCATATCAACAAGCCACCTAACCAAGCAAATATGCAAATCCAAGTGATTTGTTCAGCTGACAAGTTATTGCACATCTGCACTCACCCCAAATCTGTCAAGCCAATAAGCCGAGATTTCGTCTCGACTCAAACGACCCCTGACTGATTTGCGACCTAGTGACTCAATCGCATAACGGCGGATTAATTGGCCTTTTACATAGTTTTTGCCATCCGACCAAGCACCCGAAGTGGTATCAAATCGGATTAATGCTGGCGTATTTATCATTTATTCTCCCTTCCAAATCCTCGTAAATGGATTTAGTGAGATAAATGTATTTAATTAAATGGATTTAGACAAATGGATTTTCGGTGTGTCGCAATAGATCGTAGGCATTATCGATATGCAGAAAGCCCACTGGTCTAACTGTGGTCTGACTGTTGGCAAAATCAGTCTTGTTGGGTAGTGCCTTCATTTGCCATTGTGGGGCCTTTAGAGGATCTAACTCCCAGCAGTAGATACCAAGAGGCGTAGAACTGATATAAAAGGCTCTGAGGGCCTTTAGAGCCCCTATTTCGACCATACTGTGCCACTTGTGCTGCTCAATCATTAAATCGTCGTAATGGGTTCTGCGGCATTTGAGCTCGAAGATGGCCCGATGAGCCATTGAAATGGCATCAAATCGTTCTGTGGGTCGAGAGGGTTCAAGGTCGGGGATTCGCTCCTTCAACCATTCGAATAACTCGACCTCTCTAAAAATTAGTCGTCCTCATCCTCATCGAAGTCGGGCTTGCGAATCGGATCATCCATTGGAACTATCCAATCGGGATACGAGCTGCGATCCATCGCAAAGGCTAGAGCGGTTCCCTCATCCATTCCAGCCTTGCGACAAGCCATATACACTTCATTGGCGGCGATAGCCCAAAAATCAAGCTTTGTTAATGGTGTGTCCTTAGTGGTGCGACGGCGTTTGACAGTCTTTTTTGACTTCTTAACGACGCGCTTTCTTGTTGCCATTGACACTCACCTTCTCCCGTAGAGCCATCTCAAGGGTTGATTCTAACTTGTCCAACCTTGAAATCAGTGGAATGTTCTCAAGTTTGATGATGTAACGAAGTCCAGCGATGAGTAAGCCGATGGATCCGAGAACTGAAGCGATAAACGCTGCAATGTCCCCGGGAGCCATTACCGGACTTTGCCGTAACGCTCGTAATTAGGATTTAGCCAGTTGATTATGCTCGGCAATACGGCAGCAATAGCAGCATTGATTATTGTCTCGGCATCTAAGCCCACTGCCATATAAGTCGCTAGGGCTGTCGCTACGAATGTCTTGAGCCAAGTCCCTGCCATCTTCTTTAATTCCGCCATCTTTATCTCTCTCTCCTTCGAGGTCAAACCATCGTCCGTCATTGTCTCCCAAAGTTGTAAAGCTGATATGGAAATGCGAAATGTGCGGATTTGAACCGCGATACTTGCGCCACTTCCAATTCAAAATAGGCGAGGCAATACGCCCGTTGTGAATGATGTATTTGATCCGCTTATCGCCGCGTTTAGCGCACTTGCGAATCTTCTCGACTAGAGCAAAGACTTCTTCTTTGTGGGCTCCGAGATCTGAGTCAATGTCAAGTCCTCTAACAATTCCGGTTCTACTGTCTGGAATATGGTCAGAAGTGCCTTTGGCAAGGTGACGAGCATCAGCCACCCAACCATCGCTGCGCCTATCGCGCTCAGGATAATCATCATCAATTTGTTCTCTTAATTGCCTGCCAGCTTTACAAAGCTTCGGAGAAGGTGCCGTCATAATTCCAACCTATCTCAACTTCGGGATAATCATCGACATTGATAAAATGTGAATTGTCGGGCAGGAAGTCAGTTTCATCGTCGTAAAACGCGACAACTTTATTCTGGACTATTTGCGCGAGCTTCGGCATCTGCCTGATCCTTCAAATAGACTTCGTACTCAGCATCAGTCATTTCTCGGTTTGTAATCTCACCGCTATTCACATCAATATCCATTACTTTTGGTTTCATTAT